ACCCACAAGCATATATCGATATGTTGGCAGCCAATGTTCCAGAATTGCAGAATGAAGTAGCCAATGATTTAGAAGCAGGCAGAACAGAATTGGCAGATGCTACTGATATGACTGGCGCCGGTGGGGGAGATAATCAAACTTTGGTGTCAACTTCATCACACACAAGCAATGAGATTGACATTACATCTCAGCCTGATATGATGGACCAACAGTTGCAATACTCTTACGGTAACCCTTAATTCTTATACTTTGATTTCCGAGGTATTACTTTCGTTTTATCTTTATGCACCTGAGTAGATGCGTGTGGTGGTGTTTTCTTTCTAGGAAAGATATTGTCCCATGCATCGGCAAAGTCTTGTTCTGAGACAACTCTAGGTCTCCTTTTACTTCCTTTACCAGTCATGATTATACTCTTCTATATCCTTTGTTCGCCGCTCTTTTAGCATCGAGTTTTTTCTTTCTTTTGATTGCTTGATTCTTCTGATTCTTTAAGTCATTTGGTTTAGTAAAGTATTGTCTATCTCTACATTCTTGAACAATACCTTTTCTATCACATGCCTTTTTGAATCTACGCAACATTCTATCGAAAGGTTCGACATTCTTCGACTTTGGATGTATTCTTGGTTTAACACTTGGCATAATATAATTCTTTAAAAGTGTGAAGTCGCCCCAACGCTTACAGCAACCCGCTCTTCACCGATTATCCCGCTTGCTTTTGCCGATAATCTTTCCCCTACTTCGATACCCCCATATCCACGGCCGAAGTCTGTAGTTGCTTTCAAGGACACATTAATAAACACAACTACACCCTAATGTAGAAACTTACTCAGCGGCAAGTTTCTTAAAGTAATCCATCGCTTCGTCTTCTTCTGAATCACCTACTGTAGAAGATTCGGCTGATGCGATTACAGGTTCTTCTGCTACTGTCTCAGTATTTACACCAGACCATGGCACTTCTTCCATGTCTTCTGCGACTGATTCAGCAGTAGAGTTTGCTACGCCACCTGAAAGACCAAGAACTCTATCGAGTTTCTCTTTTAGTTCATCATAGCCTTTGAACTGTTCAGGTGATATAATATCCGTCAATGAATGAGTTGAATTATTTATATCGTTCAACTGATTTTCATCATCAAAAAGTGGTGCTTGTGCATCAAATTCTGATTTGTCATAGTTCCAATAACCATCAACTTTTCTGATTTTGATTTTGAAGTTTGCACCTTCGCCTCTCAAATCAAATGGATTGATAGCACTCTCATCTTCAAATGCAGGAGAGATTGCCTCTTTTAGCATTTCAAAGATTTTTTTACCATAACGATACATGAAGACTTTACCTTCATTATCGGGATTTTTAGGGTCTGAAACAACATAGATGTTAGAAACATAATGAAGTCTACGCTTCTGTTTTCTAGCCTGTTCTCTGTTTGCTTCAATTCCAGTGTTCCACAACTGAGTGTTGTAGTCACTTACAGGGTCTTTCTTACCAATCGTAGTCAAAGACTTTTCGATATACCAACCACCTGGTCCTTGAAAACCATGGTCGAAGTAAGATACCCATGGCATCTCTTCGTCTGTTGGTGTTGGTAAGAAACGAACTACTGCGTATCCGTTGCCACTCTTATCGAGTTCTGGTTTCCAGTAGTTATCATCGTTGTAGGATTTTTTATCACCTTGAGCTGGTGATGCAGACTCCATTGCCTGTCTAAGCTTATCTAAAGATGTTGACATTGTATTCTCCTATTGTATTCGTATCGCATTGTATCGCATCTTATTATAATTCAGATTCAAAGCACGCCGTGCCAAGAACCCACTTATCTTCGATATTGAATCGAGATATAATATCATTATAATCGATTCTATCGAATCCGTCAATGGGGTTTTTAAAATATAACTCCACATCTGGATACTCTTTATTTATGTGTTCCAACAACGCAACAAATTGTGCCTGTTGAGGTCTTCCCACACCTGAGTTCTGTTCTGTATAAGTCTCGTTGTATGTATAACAATCGTCTGGACCATATATGTTTTGTAAATCACCAAACTGTAATGAATCATATCCTGCTAAACATATCTTTTTATGACCATGATGGACTGCATAACCTAATGCATATATTCCACAAAAGGTGTTCTTGAGCAACTCATTTGTATATATAACTATGTTGCTTACATGGGAATAGGAATATCCAATCATATAAGTCCTCTGTCCCTCACCTCTGTAATCTTCTCCTTGCACTACAAATCTATCATCTCCCTCGACTCGATTTTCAACTACTTCTCCTGGCAGTCCGTGTTTCATCATCTCCCACATTTCCATAGGTATCTCATTCCACTCGCCTACGCATACAGGATGATTCTTGTAGTATTGGTCTGTAATCATTTCATTCTGTGGTGCGACATCTTGCACAAACAGTAAGTCTGGTGTATGGTCACGATACACCATGTTCATGCCCCACCAGTTGTCTAGTGTTTCTAAATCTAGATTCTTTCTACTTGGTCCGTTTCCTATTAGATAGAGCATAATTCAATTAGTTTTGTTTTGTAAGTCTTCTCATCAAAGTGCATGAATGTTTTGTATTTGTCGATTCTTGTCCATACATCTGGATAAACAATAGTCTCAGTAATCAGTTTGTTCCAATTGCCACTGTAGTTTGTCACCTTATCTAATATACACATAGTCTCGATAGATATCTTTTTACCTAGAAACTGTTTCAGTAGATATGGGTGTTGACCATTGTATACTGTAAGAACTTCTTGTATAGTTTTCTTTTCAAGTAATGACGATACTTCTTGTTCAAACATATGTGATAGTTTCTGTTTTCTTTTCTTCCATTCTGTAAAGACTTTCTTAGATTCATTTTCTAGTAAGTCACCAACCCACATATCTTTTTGTGATAGATTGGCGACATAGAAATCTTTTAACTCTTCTTTATACAATCGTGAAAGTTTACCGAAGTGATACTTGTCTTTTCTCTTCATGAAGGCATTTAAGTCTGCCTTTACTTTACCATTGTATTGCACAAAGTCATAGTCTTTAGAATTGAAATGCAGTTTGACTGCAAGATACAATTGATAACTATCAAATCCTTCTCGACTCGACATTACTTATTCACTATAATCTTTTTCTTTTTTGGTACCTCGATACCTGATAATGCAGTTCTATATGCCTCTGAAACTTGTTCATTTGTTTCACAAACAAAAACATAATTGTTTATGAACATTGTCTTAGGGTTGATTACGCCGGTTACTGCCACACCTTTTGCAAAACCCATACCGCCATCTGGCGCCTGAACAATCATTTTAGGATTGGCAAGTTCAATGCCATCTTTGTTATCTACTAGTTCGCCAATGTATTCTCCTGACATTGCGACTACTGATACTATATCACCTTTCTTCATAATTTCTCCTTATGAGATAAAACTTTCAAGTGACCCACGACTCGCTTTCTCTCTATTGATTAGTTTGAGTTTCTCTGCCTCAGCAGTCAACTTCTCTTTCAATGGAACAGATAGCAATCGTTTCGCACCCTCAGGTTCTACTCCGTTTATTTCACATACTTTGAGTATTGCACTCATGATGTCCGTTCTATTACCTACAAGTAATTTCTCTACTTGTTCTGTAAATTCTTTTCTAGTTATCATTACTAAATTTCTCCTCACGAAACCAAAGATTGAAAGCATACTTCTCTCCTTCTAATACAGGCAAACCTGCATGTTGAGAAAACTCATCTCTTTCATTTGTCTCTGGTTTACAATTATACCACACGATGATTGAACCCATTCTAGGTTGCACATTCAGACCCAATCGATTGAATCCTGTTTCGCCACCTGATGGCACATCTCGTAGATATCCTAAAACAGTCAACAATCGTTGACCACCTGTCTTCACATATCCATCGAAATATTCTGCATCACTTGTATCAAAAGAATCAAAGTGATAATCATATTTCTGCCCAACATCGTAGTGGACAATCTGAAATGGTTCTGCGTTCTCTAAAGGCATACGAACCATTTGTGAAATTCTTTCTGCAACTCCTAGTATAACAGGAGAGGCGTCATGATTCAACCAAGTATTTGAACCTGTTCTGCCGTCATGTTTCTTTCCTTTACCATCTGAACTTACAACATTTGCAGGTTGTAGATTCTGCCATGAATATCTAAGAATCTCATCGCACTCTTCTTGCGATATGAAGTCATGAACAATTGATATTCTATGAACATCATTGTGGTAAATGTTTATCATATGCCGTATAGATTCTCGTATTGTTTTCTTAGTTGAACTAAATCTTCTATGTGTTCATCTGGTGTAGATGTGAAGATTTGAAATGTATTTAAACCCTCGATACCAACAATTGCAGTAATCTCTTCTACAGGTTTGCCTGTAAGTTCTTCAACCATCAATGCATAAGCAGTCATTTGAATATACCACTGTTTCGCCATGTATTCTTCTTTTGGTTTAGAAGATGATTTAAAATCTATGATTGAAAGATTATTGTCAAATAGACCAACGCAATCGACACGACCAGCCATTCGTAGTTGATTAGAATATAAAGGAGCTTCAAGGGCAATCGGGATAATTTCATCCAGAATTGGTTGCACAGCCTTAAACATTCCTTCTTGAAGAACATTCTCAAACTCGATGAAGTCTTTTTCTTTTCTGAGATAATCTTCAATATGTTGGTGAAACGATGTTCCTCTTGTTGTTGCTTGTTTGGTGATTTTGTTTGCCTTCTCTTCACCGACTCTTTTTCTCCATAACTTAATCTGGTCTTTACTATGAAGACCAGTGACGGTTGTGACACTAGGATATCTAATAGAATCTTCAGCACCTTCAGCAGTATAGTATCTCTTACCATCTACTGTTATTGTTTTTAAGTCGATGTTTTCTAGTTCGTGAAGTTCTAATAAATTAGTTTTTAGTTGTGTCATTTTTTCTCGATTGTATAGCGGCATGTTTCTTAATTGTCGCTACTGATTTTTCTCTCTTGATGTCCTTACTGCCATGTTTTGCATGAACATTTGAACCTGGGTGTGCATCGCCTATCTTAGACAATACTTCTTTGAAACCATCATCTGTTTTGACTCTATCGCCTGTGCCACCAACGATGTTAGGTGCACCAATGATTTCCTTAATATGTGGATTCTTTCTAAGATACTTGACCTTGTTGTCATAGGTCATCATGAGTTCGTATCTCTCATCAATCTCTTCATTATAAAATTCGTATAAGGGCATTAATTATTCTCTATCAGATTATCTTCAACAATCTGTTTCACTTTCTCTTCTTTATACCATAGACCACTATACATTGTTGTAGTGCCATCAGACCATTCTACAATGTATCTTTTATAACCGTAAGGTCTTTCTGAAAAGATTCTTACATCACCATAACTTTCAACTAATACTCTCATAACATAAATTGTGGGACTTCTCTGTTAGTCCATTTTGCGAATGACTTTTTGTATTCTCGATAGTATTTATGATACGCATCGAGACTGCTTTCTGACTTGACATCATCTGGCATTGCCTGTGGTGGTTCTCGCCAATCACCCAAAGGCATCTTGTCTGGTATGTTGTTTAGAACATCTCTGAGTTTACTATCAGTCATATGAACTTTGCCATAACGATAGGTATACTCATCACACAATGCAACAAACAAATCATACATGTATTGATATTGTATTGCGTTCTCACGAACCCATACAGCACTAGGATGATTCTGATGCGATGCCTTGTATAGAACATTCTCTAGATTAGAGTTAGGGTGTCGCCATCTTGCGATACGCCTGCCGTTCTTAGATAAATCATAATACTGTTCACCGTCAATCATACGATGTGCAGTTGATAGCATTTGTGCATACTCGATAATCATCTTGACTACATGTTTGTCGCAATGCAATCTTGCTGATACTTCTGGTTCTTTGTGTAAGTAGAATATGTTCATAACTTAAATATCTCCTCTAGTATCTTCTCTACATTTACCCATGAGAGATGACCAATAACATCTTGTGTTATAGGAGTATGGTAAGTTATTTCTCCTGTTTTGTCAATAGAGAAATCATATACTGCAAGTTCCCAAAGTCCATTCTTGCCACCATAACTGTAATCTGTTTTGATTACTGATGCCCCATAGTTATTTGGAAACTTATAGATATGTTGAACACCACTATCATAATAGTTGGTGTCTTTTAAATATTCTCTAAACATTTCTACATTATCATACATCAGCCATTTCTCCTATCTTGTGCTTGACGCTTCTTTTTCTCTAGTTCTTTTTTACTAGGTATCTTTTGTTGTGTTTGTTTCTGACTCATTTGTAAAATATATGATGTTGAATTTGAACTGTCTCGTTTAGTGTTTCTGCCCAATATGGTTCAACCATAATTGAATGATAGTGTGTTGCACCCTCAGTGATATCAGGATACTTACCCATAAGAACATCTTGTGCAATCACATAAGATTCAAAGAATGTATCAGTATCTAATGGTTCATCTGATTTGCCATCACAGAACCAACTGAACTGACATTGATGTCTGATTGGTACCATGTTGCCTTTCCAATTCTCACGATATCTGGCTTGATATATAACACCACATACATTGTCTGCATATGCTGAATGTTCCATTCTGTTTAAAACAACTTGTGCAACTGCAACTTTACCTGCGAGTGGTTGATTGCCTGCCTCGAAGTAAATATTCTTTGCCATACAAACTGCCTCACCGTTCTCATCATATGCTTGAACCGTAGTTGGTAAAAGCAATAAGAACATTAAGAAGGCACCGAAACCCATGCCATATAAAAATGCTTTGAAAGCATCCTTCTCTGTATGTTTATAATTATCCATATCTTTCTCCTGTATCTTCTGTCACTGGTGAATCATAGTAATTTGGTCTGCCTGGTTCTTGATGTTTTGCATACAGTATCAATAACAGTGCCATAGAAATTACTAATGGTATGATTATTCTTTTATACATGTTCATATTAATAACCGCTAGTGAAACATGCATACTCTGTAGCACAATCTTTTGTACCACATACACAGTAACCTGGTGCAGGTTCATCTGTTGGGTCAGGTGCAAACTCACTCGGGTGTTTGACACCATATGTTTCTAGATTGTAAACTTCTTGTTCAGTGAGTTTACCATCGCTTGCCTCTGCAAGTATTTTGTAATGATTACTCATAAAAAGAACTCCTTGTCCTCGGGGACATTGTGTAGTTTAGCAAACACTAAACTATCATTTGTTTCTTTGAAAATATCTAGTGCCAAATCAGCAGCACAAGAATCATCAAAATCTCCACCACCGACATTCCAAGTTGTCACCTCATAATCATTGTTGAGGTTTCTTGCAAAATGCCAATCGTATAATGTAAAGTTGCCATACTTTCTGTCACCCTCGCCATTACTAACTTGATAGTCAATGACAAACTCAGTTGTTATCTTATCACCGATACCTTCGTATGCAGGTTCGCCGAACATTTCTTTTAGGTCAGCAAAACTCGCCTGAATAGAACCTCTCAGTGAAGTGCCTGAGTAACCCTCAGTGCATGGTATAAATTGTATAGTTTGCATAATTAGTCTCCTATCTTAAATAATCAGGTCCGTAAATTCTCATGCTGTGTGGGTCGATGTCATAACCATCATAGAGATTACCTCTTGCCTTGTTTAAGGCAGGCGTTCTCCAACCAGCAGCTTTGAGAATATCACCCTCGTTGAATTTTGAATTTGATTTGTTGATAAAGCCCCAAACAGAAGTGTTGTAGCCATCGTTGTCATTACTTATTATCTTGATATATTTTTGACCTTCTTTGTAAGTAAACTCAGTCTTACCTATCGTATGTTTCCATTTCTCATGGGTTGCCTTGGTAAGTCTCTCACAAAGGTCATTACAATAATCATTAAGTGTTTTCATATTATCTCC